GTTTCTTCAACTGCTTCTCCACGAATTTCCCATCCTACAGCACCTCTAATTTTAAGAAGTACTTGTGGATTAACTTCAGTCCATGCACTATGATATTCTCTACCGTATATACGGCACATACCTAATGTGTATCTTACTTCAACCATTTAATTCACCTCAAGAATTGCTTTGTAGTTGTCCAAATACTCTAACCCTAATTTCTCCTACATTATCTGTATTAGAAGCAGCCGGTACATGAATTTGGAATTCTGCATCAGAAGCAGCAGCATATTTACCACCATTAGTAGCACCTGATTGAACTTCGGCTTGGATAGCAGAAATAGCATATCCACCTGCAATTGTATCAGTAGATAGACCTGTAATCAATACACAAGAAATAGAACCGAGTCCTAATGTACTTGCTGTGATTTGTTCACCATTTGCAGTATATGAAGTAATATCAATTACTGCATCTACATAATATTCTATTCCCATAACTCTCGGTGCAGTAGACCCCAAATGGTCTGCAATTAATGTAACTGTATTAGCCAATTAAATCACCTCAAGAAAGGTTGGTAATCTTACCTTGTGCTTTCAAGAAAGTACAAACTGTTTCACCAATAGTACGGTACATTCCCTTGTTTCTCAAACCATCAACACTGAAAGGGTCACCGGAATCAATTCCTGTTTCAAAGTATTCAGTAGGCTTTAGAGTAGCAAAGTGTAGGTGGTCTGTATCTAAGATAAATATATCACTTAGACCTGAACCTGTTCCTGTACTTCCCATTTCCTTACAAGGGATGATTGGTATATCATGGTATGTTGCAACCTTGAAACCAACTTCTCTTCCCTTAACACCCTTGATACCATTATGAGTAGGCATAACTTCAGTTCTTCCCATGTATCTTTCTTGTGATTGTAGAAGTTCTCCTAATGCTTGAATAGTATCATAGCCTGTTAGAATAACCTTTGGACTTGCACCACGAATTTGAAGTTCTCGTAGAGCAGTATTTAGCATATTCAAAGTTAGAGGTCTTCGTGCGCCTGAATAATCTCCATAATTTATATATGAATCCATCCAAGTATTGTTAGCAGTATTAGTTCTATCTTTACCATATAGAGTCTTCATTCCTGTTGCAAGAGCACCTGCAAATAAGTTTCCACCATCTGCATTTTCTAATTCAGCCTTTGATGTAACCAATTCATATAGAGAAGTTAGGTTATTTTCTGCACCTGTTAGAATGCCACCGGCCAAATCTGACTTTGATTCAAGAGGTGTTAATAGCATATGATTCATCATTTCTGCGTGAGTAACTCCAACTTCTTCTCGGTATGCGGCCATAATATCACCAATACCATCATCAATCTTAGCCATAGCAGCAGCAAGTTCTGAAATTTCAAACTGATGTGCAATAGTTTTTGGACTAACGAATAGTGTAGTATATACTGGTGCAATAGGACTGAATGCAGCGTTATTTGCAGTAGTGAATGATGCATTTTCAGCAACTCCACCAATTAGTCCTTCTGTTAATGTTTGAGTATTTGAACCTGCGGTGACATCAAGAGTATCTCCTTGTCCACCAATTGCTCGCTCAATCATTACTCTCCAACCACTTGAAGACCAAGGTTTCTTAGGTAGCATAGCAAATGCGTTAATTTCTCGGTTTAGCATAGACCAAACCTTTTGCCCATATACCAAATTGTATAAAGCGTTTGCACTAAAAGCACCTGAACTTGAGTCGGTATGCAATCCTGTTGAATAGCCCGCACCTGTTCCCCATGCTTTCATTATATCATTACCACCCATATTTCCATATGTTGCGGCTTCTAAATCTTGTATTGTTCTTATTTGATTAATTCCCATAATATTCACTTCCTTTATTTTTTAATTCCCCTTAAGGAGAATCAGCCCTGTACCTCTCGGACTAATTCGTTCACTTCATCCCATGTTAATTCGTGGATGTTTTGCATCTTAGAGATTACATCCTCGCTTAGACCTGTTGGAGTACTTGCTGCTTCTACTTGCTTTGCTATAACACTGTTATTAGATGTTAATGCCTTTCGTAGTTCAGTAAATTCATTGCGTAGTGCGCTAACCTCTTCACTTGCGTTATACTTTTCCTTAGCAATAGTTTCCTTTTCAGTCACCATTTCTGCAGAATATCTTGCTTCAAATTGATTCTTAATCAAATCGTATGCTCTTGCTTCTTCTTTCTCGGCCTTAAATTGTGCATATGCTTTTGCAATATTTTCGTCGGATAGATTTAGAGTATCAATAGATTCAGATTTACGAGAAATAAACTCGCTAAATTCAGAATCAAATCTTCCTGTTAAGTTAGATTCGCCCATCTTTTGTCCTGTTGGATTACTACCGTATACAATTGAATCAGCCGCTTTTTCTGCGTTATCAATATCTTCTGATTCTTCATCATCTGATAGTTGTATTTCTTCATCTTCCATTCCTTCGTAAGATTCCTCAAGTAACTCATCATCTGCATCATCTTTAATGATAGAATTATCATTAACTTGATTTCTTAGTTGAGCCACAAGGTCTTCAAATTCGCCTAATGCTTTTGTTATTTCGTCAGTCATTTTTTCACTTCCTATTTTTTTGTCTTCCTTGATAATTTCAAACTTGGCTTCAGGGTTTATCCCTTCTTCGCATATCGTAATTTCATGGAGTTCTAATTTATCTATTTCTTTGTATGTGCCAATATCGGGGTCATGGACATTATGCTTATGCATGGCTTGTCCACCAATACTAAAAGAACGGAGTTTGCCTCTTCTGATTTCTCGTGCAACCTCTTTCGCTTTTTCAATATCGCTTCTCATTTTTATAACAACAAAGAATCCTGTATCATCGCAACCTGTCTTTAGTAGGTTACCCTTTGTATCAGTATAAGAATCAATAACTTCTCCTACTTGTACATTTGAATGTGTAATCATTACATTTTTATAATCACTTTTCATAAATTTTTCTGAAGCATCTTGTAATGCTTGTAATGTAATTAAATCATTTTGCTTATCTATTACATCAACTGATGCATATCCAGCAATAACTAAATCGCTACCTGTACCCTTAAGAATAGCAAATTCAGAGCCACTCCAAGAATGTTCTCCTAAACGAATAGGTTTTACCTTTAGGGCAGCCATCAATATACTAATAGGCTTAACGACTATATAAAGGATAACCCTTAATCGTTAGAAAATGTAATATTTTTATGTTTATCTTGAGACAAATTCCACATTCCTTCATCACTATCCTTGTCTGTTGGCTTAGTTTCATAGCCTGTCCATGCTACCCATTTATCTTCATCCATTATAGGAACTACTCGTATGTGAAATTTACCTTTATACATTTTACCTTCTAATATATATTCGTGATAACCATCCCTTTGTGCGCCTAACTCTAAATTACCACCATCTATTTTTTTATGTTTATCAGGCTTATCATCTATTTCAGATAAAAATTTGGTAGCCTTACCAAATAATTCATAAATATCTTTTGTATCATCTTGTTCTATTCTCCAAGCATATTCATTATCCTTATACTGATAAATAAAATTTACATCACCATCCTCTCTTTGCCAAAACTCATATGTATTGTCTTCGCTTTTCCCGATAGTATCATCAGGTAATTTAACTAAGGTTTTTTCATCATAGTAAAACATTTTAGTTTTTTCATTATATAATACACCATAAGCCTCTCCCCTATCTTTAATATATTTGAATAAAGATTTTTCTAAATTACTATCCGAGAATACCCTTTGTAGTATATTAGGGGCTTTCTTATTTAATTGGGCAATTAACTCCACTTTACTTATTTCTCTTTCATTTACTATTTCTGAAACTAAGGACATTAATTTACCACTGTCCTTTTTGTATAAATCGGCCAATTCCTGTTTCCATAAATCTATATCTATAACTGCATTTTTAGCCATTAGATTATCTTGGAAAAAACCTGAAAGAACGAATCCATCTGTATCAATAGATGTATTTAAATCAACCATACCATGAATACTATCTGTTAAAGAATATGATTTCTTAAGTGCTTCTATATTATAATCCGAAGCCGACTTTTTATTATCCCTTGATAAAAATTCAAGAGTAATGATTTTTTCTGGTAGGGTAACTTCAGGCTTTTCTATAACCTTAGCACTATATATTGAAAAACCATTCTTTGTTTTCTTTACTTCATCAACCTTAACTCTAATAATTTTACCTACTTCACTTCTAATCTTAGTATTGAGAGCCTTGCCTACTACAAGATATTCTCTTTTATCGTGTTCTTTAATAGGTTTATATTCTTCGTCACCTATCGGTCCAGCACCTAATGTGTAAGTAAAAGTTCCATTTTTATTTTTCCTAACTTCTAAAACAAGCAAATCTAAATCTACAAATTTCTTCCACTTAACCCATTTAGGATTCTTCTTCTTACCTACTATGTAAGAGGAATTAGAATCTTTAATCATTACACCTTCTGATGTGGGGCTTTCCATAATTTCCTTAGCATAGTCTTCAATTTCTTCTAAGGAATCAGCAAATCTTGTATTAGATTTACTTGGGAATTGCATATACTTATCTGAAAGTTTTGTAAATTCCCCCATTAATAATCTCAATCTTTCTTCAAGTTTATTTTTCCAGATGTGTTCCCCGTTCAATCTTAAAATATCAAACACATGGACTCTTAATTCAAAGGCATTATCATTATTCTTTGAGTTAATATATGAAAGTGTATCTGCTCTATGTAGTGGTTCATCATCTTCATATAATACTACTTCAGCATCTAAAATACATTTAGGAAAATCATCGTTTTGCATAAGTTTAATTTGTTTATCAAACTTACTCGTTATATCTTTATTATTAAATGAGTAAACTTTAATGGTTTTTGTCTTATGAATCTGTATTCTCATACCATCATACTTTTCTTGTACAACATATTCCCCTGTAAAACCTTTTAATTCTTTCATATCATCTATTTCAAAAATACGATACATAGGTTTATTTGGCACAATAAATTCATTTAGAGTATCTTTCTCTTCTTTTAGAATCCTTTTAGTATCTGTAAGTTCTTGCCATTGTTGAGGTGTATGTTCTGATGTATATACTTCGTATAGTAATTCTCTTGCCGCTTGCATTTTAGTTTTAAGTCTTTTAATATCTACATCTTCTCCGTAGTTTTTCTGTAGCCAATCCCAAATTTCACCATCTGTTAAATCTAATCCTACAAATCCTTCGGTAAAGTTATCTTCTAATTTTCCAAATTCCTTCCAATTATCTAATGCACCTCTACCTGTTCTATATGCCCAATGTAAAAACATAGCATATACTTGTTTATTTTTTAATAATTCATCAGGTAATTCATCACCATATTTTTTTCTAAAAGGGTCTTTGGAGAAAGCGGATTGTTCTTGAATTTCTTTTAAATTTTCATAAACTCTTTTTGCCTTTGCACCTTGAGGGTCTTTAACTTCATCACTAAATAATAAGGATTCAGATAATTTATCTCTAAGTAAATCACCTATTGCATCAGGGCTATCCCATTTCTGTTGAATAGATTCAATAATAGTTTCCCATTCATCTCTATAATCTTTGGGTCTTTCCCTTGCACTTAAATAAGCAATTCTAACTTTATCATAAAGTGTTCTTAAAGAACGGGATAATGGGTCAATCCTTCCGGTTGTAGGCAAATTAAATCACCTTAAAGATTTGGTCCTGTTGGTCTATCACTTCTCATATCATTAGGTTGTAATGCTTTTGAACCATCAATTCTTGCAGTACTTAAATATTTTTGAAGTTTATTTGCTGCTTCTTGTAGAATAGATAGTAATGCTTTTCCTTCACTTGTATTCATAGGATTAGCCATAGCCTTCTTTTCTTCTCCACCTGCTAATGCGCCAACTGCTAATGCACCCAATACAGGTGCAATTTTTTCAGTATCTGAATATTCCATGTTTTCTTCCATACCTACTTCTCCCATATTTTCATCAACTACCGCATCCATTTCATCCTTAGAAATAGAATCTCCTGTAAAATCTCTTGTAGGTATTCTATGAATTGCCTTTGAAATCTTTTGTTCAACAGGTCGTGCTTGAGCCATTCTTACTACATCTACTTTTTCACTCTTCTTCTTCTTAGGTTTTGTAGTCTTATCTTTAGGGTCAATTCCACTACCTAAATGATTTGTAATTAGATTATTAATTTCTACTAATTGTGTTAAAACAGCAGTAGTTTTTTCATCTTGGTGGTCATGTACTGCAAAGTCCATTGTTACTTGTTGTCTTAAATCCATACCTTTTTTCCCTGCCTTTGATTCTGCATATTTTGTCATTTCACTCACCACTTAATTTAACTACTAATTTATCTATTTCAGACCATTCCATCTTCGCAATAGTATCTACCGTTGGCACTCTACTTGAAGTATGAATTGATGGTTTCTGTCCTTCTACTTTTACAAGTCCGGCCTTAAGTAATACATTGTCTGCGTTATACACAGTCGTTTCTAAGGTTCGCACTCTCTCTACTAATTCTTTTAATAATAATGTTAATTCTTGTTCCATTTTATTCACCGCTTTTTGGGTATACCATTTCTCTTAAATCTCTATATAAGATTTCATAATCCTTTCTTAATCTCGTTGCCAACTTAACCACTTTCAAATTTTCATCTTCTAAATTAAGAATCTTTTTATTTAGTTTCTTGTCACCTTTTACTACCCCCAAAGATTTTAGAACTTTTATCAAATCCTCTAACTTAAGGAAATCGTGCCCAAAGTATTCTGTGGGGTCGGCTATATTTAAAATTGCCTTAACCTTTTTCCTTTGTTTTTTATTTAGGGATTCTAAAATTGTGCCTACATCTTCCTTTAATATGATATTATCTTTCTCTCTCATTACTATTAATAAATTATCAAGAGATTTCTTAGTTTCTTTTAAAGAATTATTAAAAGGACTTTTTGGACCTTGTTCATCTAAATCGGATAAATCTTGTTTAGTAGGTTTAGAAGTTGTCTTTACCTTTGGCTTTTTAACAGGCTTTACCTTCTTTCTGTCAATAGCATCATCATATTCTTTTCTTTTTTGAGGAGTTTTCCTTTCAGGATTGTATTGAGTTTCTAAGTATTCAATATCAACAGCCGTATCTTTATCCTTGAATATATCTCTTATTATAGTTTTTCCATACATATCCTTGAATGTAGAAACAATATATGATGCAATAGATACACCATCTATTTCTTGTTTTACTAAATCTATAACATCTTCTTCAATTGATTTCAGTTCGGCTGCATCTCTCCCTGCATATTTATTACTAAGACTTTTATTTGCAATAATGCTAATGAAATCTTTAACAACTCCCCTTCTTATTTTATCATTACCTAATTTACTCATGGCTTTACTAAATACAGGACCTAATCTAAAACTTTTTACTCTTGTACCATCCTCTTTTAACTCTATTAAGATACCTGATTTTACCGTTTTAATAAGAGTAGGTAAAATAGATTCTTTAAAATTTCTTAGTTTATTAAAATCTTCTGTAATATCATCGGTCAAACCTGATAAACCAGATTGTATTCCTCTTAAGAAATATGAAAAATCTTCTGCTGAAGTTCCGCTATCTTCATCTTCATAATCTACCCAAATGTTATTATATACAGAAGCGAGTGCGACCTTCAGGGGATTAGAATTAATAGTAGGATAATCTGGAAGA